ATGGCACTGAATATTCCATTCAGAAATGCGTACTATCGTTTTGCATCCAGTTACTCATTTCTCTTTTTTATTTCCTGGTCGCTGTGGTGGTCGTTATACGCTATTTGGCTGAAAGGACATCTAGGGTTGACAGGGACGGAATTAGGTACACTTTATTCGGTCAACCAGTTTACCAGCATTCTATTTATGATGTTCTACGGCATCGTTCAGGATAAACTCGGTCTGAAGAAACCGCTCATCTGGTGTATGAGTTTCATCCTGGTCTTGACCGGACCGTTTATGATTTACGTTTATGAACCGTTACTGCAAAGCAATTTTTCTGTAGGTCTAATTCTGGGGGCGCTATTTTTTGGCTTGGGGTATCTGGCGGGATGCGGTTTGCTTGATAGCTTCACCGAAAAAATGGCGCGAAATTTTCATTTCGAATATGGAACAGCGCGCGCCTGGGGATCTTTTGGCTATGCTATTGGCGCGTTCTTTGCCGGCATATTTTTTAGTATCAGTCCCCATATCAACTTCTGGTTGGTCTCGCTATTTGGCGCTGTATTTATGATGATCAACATGCGTTTTAAAGATAAGGATCACCAGTGCGTAGCGGCAGATGCGGGAGGGGTAAAAAAAGAGGATTTTATCGCAGTTTTCAAGGATCGAAACTTCTGGGTTTTCGTCATATTTATTGTGGGGACGTGGTCTTTCTATAACATTTTTGATCAACAACTTTTTCCTGTCTTTTATTCAGGTTTATTCGAATCACACGATGTAGGAACGCGCCTGTATGGTTATCTCAACTCATTCCAGGTGGTACTCGAAGCGCTGTGCATGGCGATTATTCCTTTCTTTGTGAATCGGGTAGGGCCAAAAAATGCATTACTTATCGGAGTTGTGATTATGGCGTTGCGTATCCTTTCCTGCGCGCTGTTCGTTAACCCCTGGATTATTTCATTAGTGAAGTTGTTACATGCCATTGAGGTTCCACTTTGTGTCATATCCGTCTTCAAATACAGCGTGGCAAACTTTGATAAGCGCCTGTCGTCGACGATCTTTCTGATTGGTTTTCAAATTGCCAGTTCGCTTGGGATTGTGCTGCTTTCAACGCCGACTGGGATACTCTTTGACCACGCAGGCTACCAGACAGTTTTCTTCGCAATTTCGGGTATTGTCTGCCTGATGTTGCTATTTGGCATTTTCTTCTTGAGTAAAAAACGCGAGCAAATAGTTATGGAAACGCCTGTACCTTCAGCAATATAGACGTAAACTTTTTCCGGTTGTTGTCGATAGCTCTATATCCCTCAACCGGAAAATAATAATAGTAAAATGCTTAGCCCTGCTAATAATCGCCTAATCCAAACGCCTCATTCATGTTCTGGTACAGTCGCTCAAATGTACTTCAGATGCGCGGTTCGCTGATTTCCAGGACATTGTCGTCATTCAGTGACCTGTCCCGTGTATCACGGTCCTGCGAATTCATCAAGGAATGCATTGCGGAGTGAAGTATCGAGTCACGCCATATTTCGCTATCAGGATTCTGTGTGATGGTTACATCGCCCGGCCCAGGGCTGTTTAGTCATCAGCGCTTTCTGACAGTGCTGAGATTTCAACCTGTTGCAGTAAAAATGAGTAGATATAAGGCAAGTGTGCTGCCAAACCCATCTTTTACGGGGTGAAGGTAGATTTCGTTTGAAGGGTATCTGGTGTCCCCTGCAGACATCTACTTGAGGCAGCAGGGGATTGATTGGAATGGTGTTTTTTAGATGTGAAAAATATTTTACCCGCTATTTTACCCATTGGCGCGGCTTAAGAGCTTATTTTTGAATTCACAATGGTCACGATATAACCATCTTGCTCGCCCGTGGATAACTTTGGCTTTTGGCAGGTCTCCGGACTTAATCCGGTCATAGATGAAGGTCTTACCGAAGCCAGTATCGGCCATGATGAATTTCAAATCAACCAGGGAATCAGGCTGTAGTTCGTGTTGCATGAGTGCTATCTCCGAATAGGGAATCGAACCTGCAAATCAGGCAATAAAAAACCGCATTGATGCGGCGATGGTAGGTCTGGATATCTTGAGAAATGAACTGGCCTCATCGAGTGTGAGGCTGTGGTTAGTCCTTGCGTAACTCGCTAATTCTTCTGTAAGTCTCTGGTGCTTTGTTTCCGTGTATCTTCATTTCAGACTTCAACAGAGCAACGAGGGAATCCCATTCGTTGAGGATGCCTTTGAATGCCGGAACGCGCTTTGCAACCTTGTCGAATGAATCCCTGATTTCTGGAATCTGCTCAACAAGTGCAACGCATCGTCGGAAATCGGCTGCGTCATGTGGAGCGCCGAAGTGATGACCATAGATATTCTTTTTCAGTCCACATGCGATTGAGGCAAGAGTTGCGCTACTGATGCCGACATCGCCAGTCGATTGCCATTTCAAAACCTTCATAGCCAAATCTGACATTTCTTGTCTCCAATAAAAAACCGCCATCAGGCGGCTTGGTGTTCTTTCAGTTCTTCAATTCGAATATTGGTTACATTGTTTTCATATATGAATAAATAAATTAGCTTTTTTCGTTGCCTTCGCGATCTTTATTAATTTTGACAAACTCGTTTTTACCACGCTCTCCAAATGCGTCTTTAGAGTCGTTGTATCCGCAATCGCAGCACACATAATCACCAGACCATCCACGCATTGTTTTTTCTTTTGCAATATTTCCAGAACCGCATTTTGGACAAGACATATCACTACCTCCAAAGCATGAGTGAGATGACAACGTAACATTGATTGGAGATTAACAATAGATTGCTGATGTAAAAGATATGTATAAGCTTCGCTTTCAAAGTGGAGGCTCTGGTAGCGGCATCCAGTGAGTCATTTCATGGGCAAGGATATCTGAGTTAAGTTCCGTCCAACTATTCCAATACCCAGATTCATCCCACCATTTAACCTCGACATGCTCGCCGTCTGTCACTAACACATCAGCATACCCTTTCGGCATTCGCTCACTACAGCTTATCCAACCATCCGGAGTTACCGGAGAGTTGCCAGACAGTGCGTTCTGCAATCGTTCCAGCTTAACGTATTCCTGAACCCTGTTTCCGTCGCACGCCTGAAGCCATTGCACAGCCTTTTGCGCATCAGTGTGAAAGGTACAAGTGCGACCGTCATCAAATTGCATTTCGTAGAGGTCAGCAACCTGTTTAAACTGCGTTTGTGGCAACTTGTAAGCCTGGCTTGCATGTACGGCACCATAGAGCATGGCTGCACGGCAGGCGTTCCATCCGACAGCTTTTCCGTGTTCAAACGCGCTGTCAAAGTCATCATCCATTTCCATCGCATCAGGCACAGATACCGTCTCTGGAGGGGCGGCGTAAAGCGGAGTTACGGTAATTTCGTACTCGTTTATATCCTCGTCGCTGATATTTGCGAAATAGCGAAGGATGCCTTTCTCTCCACGACTACGAGCGTCAGAGTCCTGAATGATATACGCCACAGGCTCTGCTTCCAGCGATGCCAGCGCAATCCGTGCCAGTTCCATTTGTTCACCACGGGTAAGCCCGTTTTCAAGCGGATTTTTAATGAACAATTCAATACGTTCTTTGGTAATAGTGGCCATGGCTATTTCACCTTAATCTCAACATTTCGCAGTTTTAGCTCCACTGGCAGGTCTGACTTTCCGGTTAAAGCTAATGCGAGATTTTCTGGAGTAATGAGAGCTGTTATTGTTTTCCCCATCGCCAGACGAATAATCATTCGTATTTCGCGATCGTCACATGCTCCTGGTCGAACAATTGATATCTGTCCGTTCATCTCACTCTCCTTTGATGCGAATGCCAGCGGCGCGGATTGCATCGATGACTTCAGAAACTTTGTATGCCATTACCGTTTGGTAATCATCGTGAAAATCTGTTCGATGAAGCATGCTGCTACGTTCCGGGAGCAGTATTTCCCGCGCTTCCAGTTCAGCAATCCGCTTCTCTGCTGCTTCCAGCTCATCCAGCAGCGCGTTATCTTCATCCTCTCTCAACACCACTGTGTCGAAGCTTTCGGCCTGCTTTTTGATTTTTGCAATCAGCGCCTGTTTGTTGATGTTGCTCATTTGGCGGACTCCTGTGCTCCAAGTTTTGCCCCATACTTCAAGGCTGTTATGCGAAATCAGCGCTTCGCGAACGCATGGCCTGTAGTAGTGATGGAAAGCGAAGGTCAGGCCGAGTTTTGTCGGGCGATCGTGTTTGCCAAGCAATCCCAGGCGAATACAGATAGTCGTTGCCGTGTAGCCAGAGTGATAGCCAGCAGCACGCTTCATAACTGTTTCTGCCAGAATGGTGCGGAAATCAGTGCGCCCGAAATTGGTACCTTCGAAAGCGGCGTTAACCACTTCGTCTGTAAGATGTGAATCATCAACTATGCTCATACCGCTTCCCCCCTGACGAAGCTGGGCGGCGAACTCGTCGCATACGTGCGTTAAAGAGCAAATCTGGATAGCAGGATGCTCGCGCAACAATTCAACACCCTGCGCCCGCACTTCAGCCAGGAAGGCGTCGGTGGCTGGGTGCTCTGTCTGGCTATGCATTGCCCATTCAGATAAGTACTCGAAGCAACGGCGAAACTCCTGCCAATCACTGCACATGTTTAGGTTTCCGCCTTTACACTCGAACTGGTAATTCTCTAAACGGTCTGCAAACGCTCTGCCATTCTCTATGGCACCAAGTGGAGTTTCAGACTTCAGCCAAGCATTCTCCGCAGCCAGCGCCGCGAGATTAGTCTCAAGCTCTGCAATTCGACACATAGCATCAATATTTGTGTCCTCCAGGCGCTTAATTTCACCAAGCAGCTCCAGTGCAACCTTTGGGTTGAACGCGGCAACATGACGAGCGTTGTTCTCTGCATTTTTCTGTCCATCAAAGCCGGTCCATTTGATAACGTCTTCACATCGTTCATCACCGGGCGTGTGCACCGCATAAGTACCAGTATCCGTCGAAATAAATGCGACCCATTCGTCTGGTGTTGCCTTTTCTGCCGCCTCACGCAGTACCTGATAGTCAATTGTCATTCTCGCCATCCTTCACAGTTGTAATCACTACAGCCTTCAAAATCATATGGGCTGTACTGCCAGGTTATTTTTCCGCAATGCGGACAATTCCAACGCACCTTCCCGCTTCGCGACTTCTTTCTTCTGTTCTGCTCTTTCAACCAGTCAGGCATGACCAAACCTGCGCCCTGAACCATTGTTCTGCGGTTAAATTTATTGATATTGAACGTCCGGCGCTTTGCTGCATCAGCAATGGAAAATGGCAACCAAACTATTCCTGGTTCGTTTTTGTTGGCGACGCTAAAGATGGTAGCTTTACTGAAGTCATCTGTTGGCAATCCACCGTGTTGAAGCCAGTAAACATCGTTGCCGTTCCAGCTACCTTTTTTGTAGGCCACATACGCAGTGCAATCTGACTTAATCAGGCTTTCTGTAGGGATGTACTGGCAATCAACGTGCCACACTGCCATTGCATCCACGCTATCAGCGCAAACAGGCTGATCGATATCTCGCCCACAATTCCAGGCTTTTTGGGCTTTTTCCAGCGTGTAAACATGAGCGCGATCGATATCAGAACTGTAACCATTGCCGTTATGGCAATGGAATGAAGCGTTATTGCCCACAGTTTCACGCGAGCACATCATGTAAAAACGGTTAGTCACTGGCTGCCTCCTTTGCGCCACATCGCATTCAGATATTTGTTTTCATTCACTGATGGAAAAGAATTTCTCTTAAGCAATTCCTCTCTCGATGGCATTGGCTTTACGCGTTGGCGAATAATCATTTCTGCCGGAAGAATGCCGGGATTGTATGCAAGTCCTCTCATGATTTACTCTCCACGAACTGGTCAATAGCCATGCTAAGTGACACACCTAAAGTCTCGATATGCTGCTGAATATCCTGTAGCGTCTGCGCCTGAGATAACAGGATTTCACGGTTGCATAATTCTTTAACCAGATGCTCAAACTTGCTGTAATAACCGATACGGCTTAGTGTTTCTTTCCCTGCATTCTCGCCTTCTTTGATAATTCCTCTTTCACTAAGAATCAGGTCGTGTTTGGTTCCGGTAATAACGTATTTTCCGAGGTCGATGTTTAGCTTCATTGTTAATTATTCCATGTTAATTTATTCGTATGCCTGCTCTTTCTTCATCGAGTTTTTTTAGCTTGTATCGCATAGCTCTTACTGAATAAATTGAGCGGCAGGTTGCAATTGCTATTTCTTCTGCGGAGAACTTACCGAAAAGTGATACTTCGGCTCTTGTCCATCGTCTTCCACGAAGTCGGCTAACAATGTCAGCGCCAATCCTTGTTGCTTTCGCCATTACTGCTTTTTCAGTCCTTTCCAGTTTTTCAGCGATAACTTCAACTGGCATTGTTGCCGCTACTTCGCGCAAGAAATCGACTTCCCATTTCTCCCAAGGAGTCTTTTTCATAGGCGATACCGTTATTTGATAAGAAGTGAAGGTTTCCCAACTTTGAGTTGAGCGCCGGGGATATTTATTCCTGCTTTTAGTTGGTGTTTGATTGCCAGTTTGTCGGCTTTAATTGTCGTTTCAAACTCAACGTATTCAGGAGGAAGGGCGCTTGAGTCGATTATTTCTACAATTTCTGATGGTTTGCGGATTGTTACCTGGTGAATACCTGCTCGAATCTTTTTCTTGCCAACCATTTCAAGCGATGAGGCTATATATGCCATAATGCTATCAATCTTATTTTGAATTACTGCTGCTCGTTCATTCAGTGACTTTGCCTCGTCCTTGAGGCGTTCAGCATAACCAGATTCATTTTTAATAATGGCAAGAAGTTGCTCTATTTTATCGGTAAATTCTCCTTCCATGCCTTCTATTGTGTCAGCAATCATCTCTGGTTCTAAATCTGAATCCATCAATTTTGCGTATTCATTGGCTATTTCATATAGTTTGCTCACTGGCAACCTCCAGTTTCGCTTTGCATTCTATGTAAATGGCTTGTACGTTCTGCTGCAATTTCATTCCAGATGTCAGGCGATATGCTTCTGCAAAATATCGCTTCAAATCATCCATGTTTTCTGCCTGAGCCATTTCATCACAAAGAAGTTGTGCTTTTTCCATAATTTCCTGCTGGCGTTTCCGTTCATCTTCGCGGATATCTTCCTCTGATTTGTGCGGCATAACTGGTTCCTGATGCATACCTTCATCCTCGTTAAGCAGGTGAATGGCATTATCCAGTCGCTGGGCTTTAGGCCAGTATTTGCTGGCGCGTTTAACTATTGTTTTACGCGCCATCTCTTCCCAGAATGTTTTCCACGGTCCATTCTTTGCCTTGCTCGTTGCTTCCACAGCTTTAATTTCTGCCAGACTCATTTCTTCAGTCAGGTAGTCACCATCTGCTGTTTTAACCGTGCAATAACCTCCAACAATAGAGCCTCGCTCACCAAATGCGTTGTATTTGTGGGTTGGTGCTGAATCAAGGCCATTTGATTCATAGGTGTCGTTTGAGTACACCAGTTTGCATTGCCCCCACTTAATTGATCCTGTCGATTGCGCAAGATGAAGTAATCCCATGTAACTGATATCAAGGCACACCATGCCGTCGCGAGGAACCAGATAAGCCAGTTTGCTGGCCGGGTTTAAGGTGATGCCGATCGCCGCAACATTGATGATGGCGTTCTGTGCGCTGGTTGGATTTGCCAGTGCCGTTTTAGCCAGGTAATCATTTTTCTGGAAATACTGAATTGCAAACTGGCTTTCCTTAGCCCATGTCACCGTCTGTTCAGTCAATGCTCCGCAGAATAACTGCTCCTGCTGTTTAACGAATTCAACGATATTGCTCATGCAGCTTCTCCATAAATATGTCTGCGTTTGAATATTGCGAAGGCATATTCAGCCTTAACTCTTTCGGTTATTGCATCCCAGAACCATTCAGCGGCTTTTTCCTGATAGTTACAGTCATCATCTTCCAGCCAGTCGATAGCGTCCTTAGTGTGTTCATCTGGTTTATATGAGCGAAGCATTTCGCTTATTGGGTCGCAACGTTTGCAGAGGCGATCAACTTCACTGTTGATTCGTTCGTAATCTTCATCAGTAAAACTTGCGATGATTTGCGATATTTCACGCTTATCATTCAGAGTCAGAATCATCATCTTTCTCCTGTTCTTTGTGCTGATTGAGCATTTTGTTCATCTGACGAATGAATTCTTCGTCTGACCAGCTATCTGTAAAACTCATGGACGGCCTTGTTGTTTCAAAATATCCCAAAGCTTTTCGAGCAAACTTTTCATTCTTGGTTGTTTAAAGTCTGCTCCGGTTAAAATATTTTTTCGTGAATGCTGTACCGATAAAATCGGGTTGAAAGGGCGAACCGATGCCGCCCCTGCAATAGCGAACTGTTGCATAGGATGCTCCTTCTGTTTGATTGCATAACGAAAACGCCTCAAGTGAAGCGTTATTGGTATGCATATAAAAAAGCCCTCACATTGGAGGGCAAAGAAGATTTCCAATAATCAGAACAAGTCGGCTCCTGTTTAGTTACGAGCGACATTGCTCACATAGCAGACTCGTAAATCTGCTATAGGCGCTTATTCGCATCGCATGACAACATCAAATTTTTCGAGATTACTTTGTCGCAACAATCCTTCTTCTACGCGGTCAGCTTTTCTATAATTATCAAATTCGAAATGTTTAATTACTTCTTTTGTTTCTCGCTCTATAACTTCAACAATGTATTTCTTATTCATCATTCTTCCCCAAGAGCTTTTCTTATTGCTGCGAGACCTTTATTAACAGCTCCATACCATTCTGGATATGTTGTCGTTGTTCTATTTTTGGTTTGCTTAAGTAATAACTGAAGTGCTTCGAGAAGGTCAGGTGCTGCCGCTATTAGATTGGCATCTTCAATGCATTGAACTTCCTCACAGATTGCAATATACGAACGCCAGCCTGCGCCATTTTCAAGTGAGTCTGCCTGGATGATTTTAATCTCATCGCCATCCATCATTATTTCCCACTTACCTTCAGTACCTTTAAATTCCATGTTAGCCTCTGTTGTTTATGCCAAAAATAAAGGCCACCATCAGGCAGCCTTGTTGTAAATGTTGCAGGTATCAAGTAAGTAATTAGATGGAGCGCCATAAATTATGAATTCATCGTTTGTCGGGTCCATCTCCATCTCTTGGCCTATTGCCATTCTTGCGTCAGTGTCGTCAGCGGCGAAGCATAAAACAGCCCACGCCCCCATTGTTTTAAAAAGAACTGCAATTGGCTGTGGTTTTACTGAATTTGCGTTAGCGCGAAAATCACAAATCGCACTTTCATGAAACTCCATATCTCACCTCAAATAAGTGGTTTGCTGCCTAATTTCATTTTCTGGCGACCAACACAAGTCACACCCATTTCACTGCGTGGCTTGCTGTACCATGTGCGCTGATTCTTGCGCTCAATACGTTGCAGGTTGCTTTCAATCTGTTCGTGGTATTCAGCCAGCACCGTAAGGTCTATCGGATTCAGTGCGCTTTCTACTCGTGATTTCGGTTTGCGATTCAGCGAGAGAATAGGGCGGTTAACTGGTTTTGCGCTTACCCCAACCAACAGGGGATTTGCTGCTTTCCATTGAGCCTGTTTCTCTGCGCGACGTTCGCGGCGGCGTGTTTGTGCATCCATCTGGATTCTCCTGTCAGTTAGCTTTGAGTAACGCGCCGTGATGCTTATCTCCACGGTTGCTGTCTTGCAGCTGCATTTCGCGCTACTCAAAGCTTTCTGCTTTGAATGCTGCCCTTCTTCAGGGCTTAATTTTTAAGAGCGTCACCTTCATGGTGGTTAGTGCGTCCTGCTGATGGCTAAATAGTACGATTTGTACTTTATCGAGTCAATACAAAATGTTCTAAATATAATTAGTTTTTTATAACGCTTTGTATTTAATGGGTTTATATTTTGGAAAAAGAAAACCCGACGCTAAGGTCGGGTTATTGTTGTGTGTTTTAGAGTGGTGAGGCTGTTAACTAAATGTCTCTTCAGGCCACTGGCTGGCGATAACTTTCCCTACTACGGAACAGCTATCATTGCATGGAATCATTGGATATTGCGGGTTTAGTGGCTGTAGGAACACCTGACCGCTATCCCTGATCAGTTTCTTGAAGGTAAACTCGTCACCACCAAGTCTGGCTATGCAGAAATCACCTGGCTCAACAGCCTGATCAGGGTCAACGAGAATTAACATCCCGTCAGGAAAGCTTGGCTTGGATCCTGTTGGCGCGGTCATGGAATTACCTTCAACTTCAAGCCAAAACGCACAATCACTGGCTTTTTTGGTTGTGCTGACCCATCTCTCCGCATCACCTTTGGTAAAGGTTCTAAGCTCAGGCGAGAACATCCCGGCCTGAACATGAGAAAAAACAGGGTACTCATATTGTTTTTTAACGGGGGCAGATGAGTATTCGCCAACAGGTGAAAATGTACCGTCGTGGTTGAATGAGACGTTATCAATACCAAGGTATTTAAACACCACACCAATCTCGTCAAGAGATGGATGACGAGATCCGCGCAACCAGTGACCAATTCCACCCTGCGTCATACCAAGCTCTTCAGCTAACTTCTCTTGAGTTATGCCGAGCTCTTTCATTCTGGATCTAGCCAGTTCATACCATTTCATTTTCATACCCCTATTATTACGCTCTGTACTAAAACCATCCATGCACAAGATGTATTTTTTGTTTGCATTCTAAAAGTACATATCGTATTATTGTTTCATGGTTACTATGGAGGGCATATGAGCAACCTACGAAAATATCGAGAGTCACTGAATATCTCTCAAACAACACTTGCTAAGGCAGTTGGATGCACACAGGGAGCTATCGGACATTGGGAATCTGGTCGTCGCTTCCCAGACCTTAAAACATGCCGTGCTCTTGTTGAGTGCCTAAACAAGTTAGGCGCAAAAGTCAGTCTTGATGACGTGTTCCCGCCGGAACACAAAGCCGCTTAAGACATTCCAGCTCTTACACATCCCAGCCCTGAAAAAGGGCATCAAATTAAACCACACCTATGGTGTATGCATTTATTTGCATACATTCAATCAATTGTTATCTAAGGAAATACTTACATATGGTTCGTGCAAACAAACGCAACGAGGCTCTACGAATCGAGAGTGCGTTGCTTAACAAAATCGCAATGCTTGGAACTGAGAAGACAGCGGAAGCTGTGGGCGTTGATAAGTCGCAGATCAGCAGGTGGAAGAGGGACTGGATTCCAAAGTTCTCAATGCTGCTTGCTGTTCTTGAATGGGGTGTTGTCGACGACGACATGGCTCGATTGGCACGACAAGTTGCTTCGATTCTCACCAATAAAAAACGCCCGGCGGCAACCGAGCGTTCTGATCAAATACAAATGGAATTTTAACAACATCCAACGAGGTAATTATATGCGAAACAAAGGCTTTAATCCACCTGATACACACAAAGAAGCTAAGCGTTTGCGCTTCCTTCGTTCCATTGATGAAAGAACTCAAATCTCTTTTGTGAAAGTTGCCAGAACTGAGCTTCTGAAGGCTGAGGCGAGGGCGTTGCTCTCGTCTCTACCAAAAGAGGAGGGATATACGTTCATTCCAAACGCATTTCTGGAAAAGCTTCTCAAAGAAGACATATCCGTAAGTCAGTTTAACGATGTTCTTAAGGTCTTTCGTCAAGGCAGGTAGTTATGAGCAATACAGCAAAAATCTACGATTTCAGCGCCGCACACGAGCGCAGGAGCAACAGGATGGAGAACCAGAAAACTGGTTACATTCCGTTGTACCGGAGCATTCTGAAACAGTCATGGGCGAAAGATGTTTATCTTCGCACCCTGTGGGAAAACCTTCTCCTGAATGCCGCCAGAAAGCCATACAAAGCGAATTTCAAAGGTCATGAATGGCATCTGCAACCCGGTCAACTGGTTGTGACAGCAGCTGATTTAGGTCTTCAGTTATGCGACAGACATGGCAAGCCAGCAAGCCGTGATCAGGTTGAGCGGATGCTTCAGGTTTTTGTGAAAGAGGGGATGATCTCCATTGATGGAGAGAAGCAAAAAGGTCGTGTGATAACCATCACAAATTACCATGAATATGCTCAAAAAATGGACAATTTACCCGCACATGAAGCCGCACAAACAACCGCACATGATGCCGCACATGACGAAGACAGTAATGGCGCGGCTTTCAGCGCACATGCCGCACATGAAAGCGCACATGAAGCCGCACAAACAACCGCACATCATGAACAAGAAGGTATTAACAAGAATATAAATAATACCCCCCTACCCCCCAATGGGGGAGGCGATGGGCAGGTTAAACCTGAACGTCGCAAGGCAGAACGAATCGACTACGAATCCTTCCTGAACGCCTACAACACCGAAGTCGGTGACAGACTGCCACACGCTGTTGCGGTCAACGAGAAACGCAAACGCCGCCTGAAGAAAATCATCCCACAACTGAAAACGCCAAACGTGGACGGTTTCAGAGCGTATGTCAGGGCGTTTGTGCATCAGGCTAAGCCGTTTTACTTCGGAGACAACGACACGGGCTGGACGGCAGATTTTGATTACCTGTTGAGGGAAGATTCGTTAACGGGAGTACGGGAAGGGAAGTTTGCAGACAGGGGGATTGCATGAGACAGGATATCGAAGCGAGCGTTATCGGTGGCCTGCTGATTGGTGGATTAACTCCAACCGCCAGTGACGTTCTGGCAACGCTTGAGCCGGAAGCGTTTTCAATTCCGCTCTACAGGAAAGCCTTCGAAGTTATCCGTAAGCAGGCGAGAAACAGAAACCTAATCGACGCGCTGATGGTTGCCGAGGCGTGCGGAGAGGAGCATTTCACGTCAATCCTGATGACCAGTAAGAACTGCCCGAGTGCCGCAAACCTGAAGGGATATGCCGGAATGGTCGCGGATAACTATCACCGCCGTCTGGTGCTGGAAATCATGGATGAAATGCGTGAACCAATTCAGAGCGGAACCATCGATACATCGAGTCAGGCGATGGACGAGCTTGTAAAGCGTCTTTCAGCCATCAGAAAGCCCCGTGACGAGGTTAAACCTGTACGGTTAGGGGAAATCATCACTGACTACACTGACACGCTTGACAGGCGTCTGAGGAACGGAGAAGAGTCCGATACCCTGAAGACCGGAATCGAAGAACTTGATGCCATCACCGGAGGGATGAACGCAGAAGACCTGGTGATAATCGCTGCTCGTCCTGGTATGGGGAAAACCGAACTGGCGCTGAAGATTGCCGAAGGCGTTGCAAGCCGCGTTATTCCTGGTTCTGACGTCCGGCGCGGGGTATTGATTTTCTCAATGGAAATGAGCGCATTGCAGATTGCAGAGCGAAGCATTGCCAACGCCGGGAGGATGTCGGTTAGCGTACTGCGAAATCCTGCATCGATGGATGACGAAGGCTGGGCGCGTGTTGCTAACGGCATGAGTCAGCTTGCAGATTTGGATGTATGGGTAGTCGATGCCTCGCGGTTATCGGTCGAAGAAATACGCTCAATCGCAGAACGGCATAAACAGGAAAATCCAAACCTCTCGCTCATCATGGTGGATTATCTTGGCCTGATTGAGAAGCCGAAAGCAGACCGCAACGACCTCGCAATTGCTCACATCTCCGGAAGCCTGAAGGCGATGGCGAAAGACCTGAAAACACCGGTTATCTCCCTGAGTCAGCTTTCGCGCGATGTTGAGAAGCGACCAAACAAACGCCCGACAAACGCAGATTTGCGTGATTCAGGAAGCATTGAACAGGATGCAGACTCAATCATCATGCTCTATCGGGAAGCGGTATATGACGAGAACAGTAGCGCCGCACCATTTGCTGAAATCATTGTGACGAAAAACCGTTTTGGCTCGCTTGGTACGGTTTACCAGCGGTTCTGCAACGGACACTTTGTTGCATGTGACCAGGATGAAGCCAGACATATTTGCACAACATCAAATGCACCTGCTGCGCGTGGCAGACGATATGCACAAGGGGCTGACGTATGACCATCTACATCACTGAGCTAATAACAGGCCTGCTGGTAATCGCAGGCCTTTTTATTTGGGGGAGAGTAAATCGTGGCTGAGTTAATTTTCTCTGCATTGAGGCTTCTCGGTGCTCTGTGGATGGTGGCGACGTTCATTGTGGTTGCTGTCTGTTTTGTCCGGTTGGTAGGCGAAGGTAAAGACCTGGCGGGTGTGCTTTTCGGTAGCATTCTCATGTGGGTGATTATCGGTGTTGCGCCTGTCGCTGTAGCAAAAATGGCGTGGTGTTTTGTGAGTTGAACTGAGGGTAAGTATCGATGGACGAATCAAGAAAGCAGTTTGAGGAATACGTTGCCAAAAAATTGAGATTACCATTCGAGATGATAACCGAGGCAAGAAATGGTGATAGGTACTTTGCATTTTCAAGCATGGATATTCGTCACTCCTTAAATGAGTGGTGGGCTTTATGGCAGGCATCGCGAGCAGCTATTGAAATAACCGCGCCAAAGTTTATCGACAGCAGAGAAGCATTAGCCAAAGGGTTTACTGTTGATTATTCCAATGGCTTCGGTGATGCAATGGATGCTTATGAGGAAAACATCCGCGCTGCTGGAGTCAAAGTGAAGGAGTAACGATGAAGCAAACAATCTTCCTCCGAACTAAGCAACAACAGCAAGCCGCAATCAACGCCATCCTCGAAACTCCTCTCGATAAAGACAAGCCAGTCACCATCCGCATTACTGACTACAAGCGCAACCTTAACCAGAACGCAAAATTTCACGCGATGCTGGCGGATATCGCACGTCAGGTTCAATGGTGCGGAAAATGGTTAAAACCGGAACAATGGAAGGTTTTGTTGATCAGCGGTCATGCAGTGGCAACAAAACAGGAAGCTGATGTTTTACCCGGGCTTGAAGGCGAATACGTCAACATTCGCGAAAGCAGCGCGCAGATGAGCGTGAAGCGTATGGCAAGTCTGATCGAGTACACAACAGCCTGGGCTATTGGTCAGGGTGTCAGATTTACCGACAGGAGGTACGAATGAGACGACAGCGACGAAATATCACCGACATCATCTGCGAAAACTGCAAATACCTTCCAACGAAACGCTCAAGAAATAAACGCAAGCCAATCCCAAAAGAATCTGACGTAAAAACCTTCAATTACACGGCTCACCTGTGGGATATCCGGTGGCTTAGAGAACGTGCGAGGAAAACAAGGTGATTGACCAAAATCGAAGTTACGAACAAGAAAGCGTCGAGCGGGCTTTAACGTGCGCTAACTGCGGTCAGAAGCTGCATGTGCTGGAAGTTCACGTGTGTGAGCACTGCTGCGCAGAACTGATGAGCGATCCGAATAGCTCAATGTACGAGGAAGAAGACGATGAATGAGTTAATAAATGGCAATGCCATCAAAATGACAAGCATTGAAATCGCTGAGTTGGTGGGTAAGCGTCATGACAATGTGAAACGTACCATCGAAACGCTGGCTAAAAATGGTGTTATCCGGCTTCCTCAAATTGAGGTTTCCGAAAGAATCAATAACTTAGGGTTCAGTGTTCAGTACGAGCATTACGTCTTCGAGGGCGAACAAGGTAAGCGAGACAGTATTGTCGTTGTTGCCCAGTTGTCGCCAGAGTTCACCGCTCGTCTTGTTGACCGTTGGCGAGAGCTTGAAGAAACTGCGGTTAATATCCCAAAAACGTTACCGGAAGCGTTGCGCCTTGCTGCTGATCTTGCTGAGCAGAAAATGCAACTGGAAAACCAGCTCGCAATTGCCGCACCTAAAGTTGAGTTTGCCGATCGCGTTGGCGAGGCCAGCGGAATTTTGATTGGAAACTTTGCAAAGGTTGTTGGTATTGGTCCAAACAAACTGTTTGCGTGGATGCGCGATCACAAAATCCTTATTGCTTCAGGTTCCCGGCGCAATGTGCCAATGCAGGAATATATGGATCGCGGCTATTTCACAGTGAAAGAAACAGCGGTCAACACAAATCACGGAATACAGATATCGTTCACCACAAAAATCACCGGGCGTGGTCAACAGTGGCTGACCAGAAAGCTGCTCGATAACGGAATGCTGAAAGTAACCGGGGAGGCTGCTTAATGGCTAACCTACGCAAAGAAGCACGCGGCAGAGAATGCCAGGTACGTATTTACGGCGTATGCAATGGCAACCCTGAAACTACAGTTCTGGCACATTACCGGATGGCTGGAATTTGCGGAACGGGAATGAAACCTGACGACCTGATCGGCGCATGGGCTTGTAGCGCGTGTCACGATGAAATCGACCGACGCACCCATAACCTCGACAACAAAGACGCCAGACTTTACCACCTGGAAGGCGTGATCAGGACGCAGGCGATACTGCTGAAGGAGGGGAAGATTAAGCCATGAACGAATATCAGTTTGTGCTTCCATACCCGCCGTCGGTGAACACCTACTGGCGAAGACGGGGAAGCCAATACTACATCAGCGATAAAGGCCAGAAATACCGAAAAGACGTTCAGCAAATCATCCGCCAACTCAAGTTAGACATTTTCACCAAATCACGACTCCGCATCAAAGTCATCGCAGACGTTCCAGACTCCCGCCGCCGCGACCTCGATAACATCCTGAAAGGTTTACTCGATTCCCTTATCCACGCCGGATTTGCGGAAGACGACGAGCAATTCGATGACATTCGCGTAATTCGTGGTGTGAAAGTACCAGGCGGACGGCTTGGAATAAAAATCACCGAACTGGAGAACGCATGAACGCCACAATTCAAACGATACCAGAGCTTCTTATCCAGACACGAGGCAATCAGACCGAGGTGGCGAGGATGCTTTCCTGTGCAAGAGGAACAGTGCTCAAGTACAACCGAGACAGCAAAGGTGAGCGTCACGTAATAGTTAACGGCGTCCTGATGGTCAAACAGGGCAAGAGGGGTAGACCATGAGACTCGAAAGTGTAGCTAAATTTCATTCGCCAAAAAGCCCGATGATGAGCGACTCACCACGGGCTACGGCTTCTGACTCTCTTTCCGGTACTGATGTGATGGCTGCTATGGGGATGGCGCAATCACAAGCCGGATTCGGAATGGCTGCATTCTGCGGTAAGCATGAACTCAGCCAGAACGACAAACAAAAGGCTATCAACTATCTGATGCAATTTGCACACAAGGTATCGGGGAAATACCGTGGTGTGGCAAAGCTTGAAGGAAATACTAAGGCAAAGGTACTGCAAGTGCTCGCAACATTCGCTTATGCGGATTATTGCCGTAGTGCCGCGACGCCGGGCGCAAGATGCAGAGATTGCCACGGTACAGGCCGTGCGGTTGATATAGCAAAAACAGAGCAGTGGGGGAGAGTTGTTGAGAAAGAGTGCGGAAGATGCAAAGGTGTCGGCTATTCAAGGATGCCAGCAAGCGCCGCATATCGCGCTGTGACGATGCTAATCCCAAATCTTACCCAACCAACCTGGTCACGCACTGTTAAGCCGCTGTATGACGCTCTGGTGGTGCAATGCCACAAGGAAGAGTCAATCGCAGACAACATTTTGAATGCGGTCACACGTTAGCAGCATGATTGCCACGGATGGCAACATATTAACGGCATAATATTGACTTTTTGAATAAAGTTGGGTAAATTTGACTCAACGATGGGTTAATTCGCTCGTTGTTGTAGTGAGATGAAAAGAGGCGGCGCTTACTACCGATTCCGCCTAGTTGGTCACTTCGACGTATCGTCTGGAACTCCAACCATCGCAGGCTGAGAGGTCTGTAAAATGCAATCCCGAAACAGTTCGCAGGTAATAGTTAGAGCCTGCATAACGGTTTCGGGATTTTTTATATCTGTGTAACAGGTAAGAGCATTCTCCCTTATGGGGCTTGGCTTAAATGCACCGAGTGCTCTTAGCGTTGTGGCAGCACAACGATAGTTTTCGTCAGAGTTGGCGACTTTGCGGTTTTTTAGAAACTGACCACAAAGATAAATGCAAACGATGATGTTGTTCTGATGGCGGCGTAATAGCCTGTAAGTCAGCAAGGTCTTCCGACTCCTTGTAAACAAATTCGGCGCACTGGCCCGGTGTGATTAATAATGGGCACACAACAGGTAAGAGCATTAAAGAACTGGCAAAGAGCTTAACGGTCTGCGAAAGCATTTCTTAGTGGCACAACTGGCCGGTACAACTGAGTGCTCTTTCCGGTGTGGTGAATGCGCAGGCTGATGCGCGCAGGAGAGCTTCGGAAGAACAAGGTGCCTGTATACAAGCCGGAGATCAGCGCCGGCCACCACAGCCAAATCCACCCAGAGTAAAACCGTTGTTCATCCTTACCATTCCCTCAGTATTTTGGGCTACAACCCTCAGCCCATTTTTTAAAGCGTACTTCCACCAAGAACCAGACCTAACCAACTCATTGCTGACACTCTGTTGATACGGTGGTCTAGTGCGCTTTAAAAAAAGAAAACCCAGCATCAATGGCTGGGCTTCGTGATATGAGCGGCATGTATTGTTGGCGCAATCCACGCCTGATTTGCTCATGAATGCGGTCACGAACAAACCCGTTACAAATCAACCGTAACCCGGATTTGTTCAAGCGACCATATCCATAATTCCTAATTTGAACAGATCCCCTTCTGGGGGTAAGACATGAAGATGCCAGAAAAAAATGACCTGTTAGCCGCCATTCTCGCGGCAAAGGAACAAGGCATCGGGGCAATCCTTGCGTTTGCAATGGCGTACCTTCGCGGCAGATATAATGGCGGTGCGTTTACAAAAACAGTAATCGACGCAACGATGTGCGCCATTATCGCCTGGTTCATTCGTGACCTTCTCGACTTCGCCGGACTAAGTAGCAATCTCGCTTATATAACGAGCGTGTTCATCGGCTACATCGGTACTGACTCGATTGGTTCGCTTATCAAACGCTTCGCTGCTAAAAAAGCCGGAGTAGAAGATGGTGGAAATCAATAATCAACGTAAGGCGTTCCTCGATATGCTGGCGTGGTCAGAGGGAACTGATAACGGACGTCAAAAAACCAGAAATCATGGTTATGACGTCATTGTTGGCGGAGAGCTATTCACTGATTACTCCGATCACCCTCGCAAACTTGTCACGCTAAACCCCAAACTCAAATCAACAGCAGCCGGACGTTACCAGCTTCTTTCCCGTTGGTGGGATGCCTATCGTAAGCAGCTTGGCCTGAAAGACTTCTCTCCGAAAAGTCAGGACGCTGTGGCACTGCAACAGATTAAAGAGCGTGGCGCTTTACCGATGATTGATCGCGGTGATATTCGTCAGGCTATCGACCGTTGCAGCAATATCTGGGCTTCACTGCCGGGGGCTGGTTATGGTCAGTTCGAGCATAAGGCTGACAGCCTGATTGCAAAATTCAAAGAGGCTGGCGGAACGGTCAGAGAGATTGAGGTATGAGCAGAGTCACCGCGATTATCTCCGCTCTGGTTATCTGCATCATCGTCTGTCTGTCATGGGCTGTTAATCATTACCGTGATAACGCCATGACCTACAAAGAGCAGCGCGATAAAGCCACATCCATCATCGCTGATATGCAGAAGCGTCAACGTGATGTAGCAGAACTCGACGCAAGATACACAAAGGAGCTTGCTGATGCTAACGCGACTATCGAAAGCCTCCGTGCTGATGTTTCTGCTGGTCGTAAGCGCCTGCAAGTCGCCGCCACCTGTGCAAAGTCAACGACCGGAGCCAGCAGCATGGGCGATGGAGAAAGCCCAAGACTTACAGCAGATGCTGAACTCAATTATTACCGTCTCCGAAGCGGAATCGACAGGATAACCGCGCAGGTTAACTACCTGCAGGAATACATCAGGACGCAATGCCTTCGATGATAGCGATAATTCTACTCATCATCCTTCACATCTGGCTCTGTAGACAGGGTGGTGATCACTTCTGGAGTGAATCCAGATTAAACATCTCATTGCTGATGCTTGAAGTTAAGCATATGGCGCGCGGCAAGGGGCTGCGTTGAGATAAGAGCCAGTTCATTACAAAGCCTATCTACGGGTGGGCTTGATAATGAAACCGGAATTTATTCTGGGTAACCAGTTACGGCAGTACAGCGAAACAACCCAAGCCAGAAAGTGGGGAAATAACACTGGCAGCCACTGAAAGATGAACCTCCAGCCTTATGGCAAAAAAGATTCTTTGTGGTGGCGGACTGATGGAAAGACATCGGATAGAATAAAACAGTGGCTAGGGTAGCTGCCGAAAAGCGGAATCGTCACCGCCTGCCACTGAATCTATGACGAACAACTAGACGAGGTTGTGATGAAAAAGTTTATGCAGGCATTGGCTATTATCTTAGGAGTTGATACTGCTAGAAATAGTGTCGCTGAGGATGTGATTCTTTCTGAATTGGAAAGAGAATACCGCCTTAACACCTTACAAATTAAAATTCTTAAAGATATTTCAACTTTTGGTCGCTACTAGAGTTTGGATTATGAGTAAAGATCCGAAGGAAGGTGTTGAATACATCACTGGTGCTGATGGTGTGAAAAGGCCAATGGCTTATTACAAAGCGGCTGAAGAGAGGGCAAGAATGGAAAATACCCCCAAATGCGGATCATTTTTCGACATGCTGAACCTTCAACAATGCAAGTTGTGAACAACTAACAGGTCGCTCAGGCGGCCTTTTTTATTGCCATCACAAAAGCCATTCCCTACAGAGTGGCTTTGATAATGGCTTATACCCTACACGGGATAACTTAACTGATATCCCTTTTAACGGATAAATGGAGCCAACAATGGCAGAGATTATTCCCATGACTGAAGAACAGAAATTCCAGTTAGAGATTTACAAACTGGTCATGAACCAGAACGCAGCCGCAGAAGAAGCATTTCAGTTCATTGGCACTGACGAGCTGAAGCTTGAGCTATTCAAAATTCACTTCCAGTCAGGCGGCGCTAATTCAGATATCACGACCCGCACAATCGAAGCGGTGCGTAAATCGAAGGAAGCGTTAGACCTGTTCACTACCGGAGCATAAACATGGCGCGCCCAACGAAGTATCAAGAGGCGTATGCCGAACAGGCACGCAAACTGTGCTTGCTGGGCTATACAGACGCCGAACTCGCGGACTTCTTTGAAGTTAGCGAGGCAACAATCAACAATTGGAAATTGGAATATCCGGAGTTTTTAGAGTCCATAAAAAAGGGTAAGGCCGTCGCTGATGCAGAAGTTAGTGATCGTCTTTATCAACGCGCTATGGGCTTCGTGGCTCCAGACATCGATATTCGTGTTATTGAAAACAGAATTGTCGAAACTCCGCTTGAGAAGTATTACCCGCCTGATACAACCGCCGCCATCTTCTGGCTTAAGAACCGACAGAAGGATAAATGGCGCGACAAGGTTGATCACGAGCTAACAGGCAAAGACGGCGGCGCAATTCAGATTGAAACATCACCGATGAGCACTCTATTCGGAAAATGACCTCGATTAATCCTATCTTTGAACCGTTCATTGAGGCGCATCGCTACAAAGTTGCCAAAGGCGGTCGAGGTAGCGGTAAGTCATGGGCAATTGCGAGGCTGCTTGTTGAAGCGGCGCGTCGGCAGCCTGTGCGTATTCTCTGCGCTCGTGAACTGCAAAACAGTATCAGCGATTCGGTAATCCGGTTGCTTGAAGATACCATCGAGCGTGAAGGGTATTCGGCTGAGTTTGAAATTCAGCGTTCAATGATTCGTCATCTCGGAACGAATGCTGAATTCATGTTCTACGGCATCAAAAACAACCCGACGAAGATTAAATCGCTCGAAGGTATTGATATCTGCTGGGTGGAAGAAGCGGAGGCGGTAACGAAGGAATCATGGGATATCCTGATACCAACCATCCGTAAGCCGTTCTCTGAAATATGGGTGAGCTTTAACCCGAAGAACATCCTCGACGATACCTATCAGCGATTCGTCGTAAATCCTCCTGATGATATTTGTCTGCTGACGGTGAACTACACCGACAACCCGCACTTTCCTGAAGTTCTCCGTCTGGAGATGGAAGAGTGCAAACGCAGAAATCCGACACTGTATCGTCACATCTGGCTTGGTGAGCCGGTAAGCGCAAGTGATATGGCAATCATCAAACGTGAATGGCTTGAAGCCGCAACCGATGCGCACAAGAAACTCGGATGGAAAGCGAAAGGCGCTGTTGTCTCTGCGCATGACCCATCAGATACAGGGCCAGATGCTAAAGGTTATGCATCGCGTCACGGTTCGGTAGTTAAGCGCATTGCCGAAGGTCTGCTGATGGACATCAACGAGGGTGCTGACTGGGCTACTTCGCTGGCGATTGAAGACGGCGCTGACCATTACCTGTGGGATGGTGATGGTGTTGGTGCCGGGCTACGCAGACAGACAACGGAAGCGTTCTCCGGCAAGAAAATCACCGCCACGATGTTCAAAGGCAGTGAATCGCCATTCGATGAAGATGCGCCGTATCAGACCGGAGCATGGGCTGATGAAGTCGTACAGGGCGACAACGTTCGCACTATTGGTGATGTGTTCCGCAATAAGCGAGCGCAATTCTATTACGCGCTGGCTGACAGGCTGTATCTGACATATCGGGCGGTTGTTCACGGTGAGTATGCAGACCCCGACGACATGCTGAGCTTCGATAAAGAAGCGATAGGCGAGAAGATGCTGGAGAAGCTGTTTGCAGAACTGACGCAGATTCAGCGCAAATTCAATAACAACGGGAAGCTGGAGCTTATGACTAAGGTCGAAATGAAGCAGAAGCTCGGTATTCCATCTCCTAACCTGGCTGATGCGCTGATGATGTGCATGCATTGCCCGGAGTCGGCTGCGCAACCCGACTATTCCAGTTACTCAATTCCTTGTGGTGTAGGTTGATATGGCAGAAAAAAAGATGAATGACTGGCATCGCAAGGTGCTGTGCAACTTTGATAATGCCTGGTCAGCAACGCAGGATATGCGTGAGCAGATTATTGAGGCTCAACGTTTCGTCCGGGTATCCGGCGCACAGTGGGAAGGCAGCACAAACGCTGGTTACTCATTTGATGAAGGCAGGTTTGAGCATTATCCGCGCTTTGAGCTGAATAAGATTGCCCGTGAATGTGATCGCATCATTGGCGAGTATCGACAGAATCGCATAAGCGTTAAATTCAGGCCGAAGGACGATAAGGCATCGGAAGCTTTAGCCGAAAAGATGAACGGCAAATTCCGCGCTGACTATCAGGAAACATCCGGTGGCGAAGCGTGTGATAACGCATTTGATGATGCTGTAACGGGCGGATTCGGTTGTTTCCGCATGTGTGCCGATTACGAAGATGAAATGGACCCAAGTAACGAGCAGCGACGCATCAGCCTTCTTCCTGTTTACGACCCGGCGACATGCGTCTTCTTCGATCAGGACAGCAAACAATATGACCGCTCTGATGCTATGTGGGCTATGGAAATGTTCTCCATGACGCCTAAAGCGTTCGAGGCTGAATACCCTGATTCCATCGCGGCAAGCCTTTCTCGTGATGACACTGGTACTCAGTATGACTGGTCAACGCCTGACGCCATCTATGTTGGACGCTACTACGAAGTCCGCATAGAGAAGGTGAAGCTCACAGCATGGCGTAACCCTGTCAGCGGAGAAACGGCAATCTATGATGAAGAGCAAATCAAAGATATTGTCGACGAGCTGACCGATGGTGCATTCGAACTGATTGGCGAGCGAACGGTGAAGAAACGCCGAGTTTATTGCGGTCTTCTGTCTGGCGCTGAATGGCTGGAAGAACCGAAGCGTATTCCGGGCGAACATATTCCTCTCATCCCGGTATATGGGCGTCGTTCATTTGTTGATAATCAGGAGCGAATCGAAGGCCACGCAGCAAAAGCGATGGATGCACAGCGTCTTGAGAACCTGATGGTTTCCATGATTGCAGATAACGCTACTCAGGCTGGCGGCGATGGCATTCCTATCGTGGATGTTGATTTCATTCCCGGTCCATTAATGAATCACTGGGCAGAGAGGAATAAGAAAAGACCTGCAGTTCTTCCCATGACCAGCAAGAAGGACAAAAACGGAACGGTCATTTCAGAGGCTCAGGTTGCTGGCTGGACACCTCCGACACAAATGCCTCCTGCTCTTGCTGGGCTACTGCAGTACACCGGAACGGCTATTCAGCAAATTACAGGTGCGTCGCAGCTTGAGAACATGCCGAGCAACGTCGCTACCGATACCGTTGATAGCATCTTTAACCGGATGGACACGCAGTCCTATATCTACATGGACAACATGGCTAAATCCATGCGCCGTGCTGGCGTCGTGTGGCTTTCTATGGCTCGTGAAGTCTATGGCAGCGATACGCCAATGCGCATCGTTAATGAGGATGGCAGCGATGACGTGGCGCTGATGACTGGTGAAGTGGTTGACCGTCAGACAGGGAAGGTTATCGCGCTTAACGACCTTTCGCAGGGTAACTATGAAGTGACTGTCGATGTCGGTCAGTCGTTCGCTACTCGCCGTGATGCAACGGTTAAGTCGTTGCTTTCCATGCTGGCACTTATCCCGCCAGGAACGCCGAAGCATGACCTTGTATCGTCGATGATTCTCGACAATATGGACGGCGAAGGGATGGACGACCTTAAAGAATACAACCGCAATCAGTTGCTTCTGTCTGGCGTTATTAAGCCGAGAACACCAGAAGAACAGCAAATGGTTGAGCAGGCGAAACAACAACAGGCCAGTCAGCCAGATCCGGCTATGGTTGCTGCGCAAGGTCAGCTTCTTGCTGGTCAGGCTGAATTGCAGAAAGCGCAGAACGAACAGGCAGCCATTCAGGTTAAAGCATTCCAGGCACAGACTGATGCTCAGGTTGCAGCGGCAAATGTTGTGAAAATCCTCGCATCTGCCGATAGCCAGCAGAAATCTGATATCCGCGAGGCTCTGAAACTGCTCGGACAGTTCCAGCAACAGCAAGGAGACAATGCCCGTGCTGATGCAGAGCTTGTCCTGAAAAGTCAGGCACAGGGCCATGCGCAGCACATGGACATCAGCAGCATCCTGCAAAAATCAACTCAGCAACAACCACAGCAGTAATTAACCCATAACGTGCAATGGCTGTCTTTATGAGGCCTGGCACCCTATTGCCTTCCGATGGGCTGAACATCGAGTAAACAGGGGTAACAAATGGACCAGATGGCAGAAAACACACCAGAAGTTGAAATCGAACCCGACGCGTCAGAGCAGATTCCTGATGATGTCGAACTGGCTGAAGAAGTCGAAAAAGCAGATGGCAGTGAGTCCTCAGGAAATGATGCAGAGGAAGCTACTGACACTGATGACGACGAATCAGAACAGGAATTCTACTTTGGTGACGAAAAGCTGGATTCGCCAACCAGCGAAGATAGCGCAGAGCATGGACTGGTAAAACACCTGCGCAAGACGATTAAAGAGAAAGACCGTGAGCTGAAAGAGCTGATGCGTCAGTCTCAGAAACCCGTCGAGCAGCAGCCGGTAATCACTCAACCACCGCGAATGCCAAAACTGGATGATGAGGACATCGGTTTCGATGAAGAAATCTACCAGCAACGCATGGCTAAGTGGGCAGAGGATAACGGCAAGTACCAGCAACAGGAGATGGCTCGCAAGCAGAAGGAGCAGGAGCTTCAGGCTGCCTATCAAGAGCGATTATCCAAATATCAGCAACGTGTTAAGGCTCTCAAAGTTCCTGGCTATCAGGAAGCTGAGCAGGCCGTACTCGAGGAAATCCCCATCGAGACACAAAACGCGATCCTGTTTGAGTCAGAGAAGCCGGAAATCGTTGTTCTGGCACTCGGTCGCAACGCTGAACTGCGCAAGCAACTGGCAGAAGCTACCAACCCCGTAGCAATTGGTCGTCTGCTGGAACGTATCGAATCGAAGGCCAGAATCATGCCAAAAGCAAAAACCACGGCAGCCACAACCCCGACAGTTAAGGGGAGCAACGGCGCAGTAATCAACAACCTCGGCAAATTGAAAGCCAAGGCGCTGGAAACTGGTGACTGGACGCCGTATTTCGCCGCTAAAAAGGCAAAAAAATAACCTATCGGAGCATTAAGCATGGCTAACCAATTAGCAAAAGACCTTGAAATCATGTTCGAAAACTACGTTGAAGGCTTTGAGGCCGCCTGCGTAGTTTCCCGTAACGCTAAAAAATTCCGTCCCGGTGATACAGCAATGCAGCGAGCAGGTGATGTTCTGTATCGTCCGCAGCATTACCACATGAACATTGAGGAAGGCCTAGACCTCAGCGGCAAAACGCCAACAGCACTGGTTCAGCGCCTTGTTCCTTCTGTGTTCAAGGAACCGAAAAACATTCTGTACACTCTGGATGCGCGTGAAATGCGTGACCCGGAACATAAAACTGAAGCTGGTCGCGCCGCAGGTATGCGCCTTGCTGCACAGATTGACTCTGACCTGATTTCCATGGTTACGCAGCGTGCTACTAACGTGATCACGATGGCTGACTCAACCACTGGTTCACAGGGCCGTGATTTGTGGAACTGTGCGGCAGGTATTGATGCCACCATGACGGCGATTGGTGTACCGCAGGGTATCAACCGTCGCTCTTTCTGGAACCCCTTCAACTACAAAGACCTTGCTGGCGAGCTTGGTCACCGTGCCTACGCTCAGGGCGCAACCCTGACAGCATACGAAAAAGCGCAGATCCCTCCGGTTGCTTCCTTTGATAGCTACAAGACTGATATTTCTGGTCGTGTTCCGAAAGGGACAGCAACTTCCATTACGCTGGCAGCAGCACCTGCGCACAAAGTTGAAGCGAAAGATGCTAACGATATGCCAGTTGATAACCGACAGGGGACCATTACGGTATCTACTGAAGGTTTGCAGGTTGGCGATGCGTTTACCATTGCAGGGGTGAATTCTGTACACCAGATCACCAAAGATACCACCGGGCAGCCGCAGGTATTCCGCGTTCTGGCAGTAAGCGGAACGACAGTAACTATCTCCCCGAAAATTCTGCCGCCTGACAACGCGGATGTCGCCAGCCGTCCATATGCAAACGTTGATGCTAATGCGGCAAGTAGCGCAGCAATCACCATTCTCAACAAAAATTCCGCACCGGCTAACCTGTTCTGGGCTGATGGTTCTGTTGAACTGATGTACGGCAAACTGGCGTTCCCGACTGGTCAGGGTCCACAGGTAATGACAGCAACCACCGAGCAGGGCGCTACGCTGATCATGTCTTACGCCTTCGACCACATCAAAGGCGTAACCACTGCGCGTTTCACCACTCTGTACGGTTGCTCTGTACTGGTTCCTGAATATACGGGCATCGTTATTGCCGGGCAGTAATTTAGGTGGGGCTTCGGCCCCATTTTTATTGGGAGAAGACAATGGCACGAACAATGCTCTATAAGCCGGGCAACATGATCACCTGTGGTCAGTTTGCTGTCGATTACATCATTGTTGATGACGAAGAAGTTAAATCTCACCTGAAAAAAGGCTGGGTAAAAACTCCTGAAGAAACCGCAACGAAGCAAAAAGTGGCTAAGGCGGAAGAAGATGGCGAAAACGAAGGGTGATCTCGTTCTTAAGGCTTTACGAAAAGCCGGGCTGTATTCCAATGCCACGTTGACAGATGCTGACCCTCAGGCAATTGAAGATGCCATTAATGACCTCGAAGACATGATGGCAGCATGGCAGGCAAAAGGTATCGAGCTTGGGTATCAGTTTGCTGATACAGAAAACGGCATCATGCCGTTACCTGACGATGATTCAGGTATCCCTGCATGGGCAAATGATGGCGTCGCTTTGAAACTCGCTGTGCAAGTGTGCATGGATAACGTCATTCAGCCGTCAGACGCTCTCCTTACCGCTGCTGACAGTGCATATCAGACAATCTGTATCGCTTTAACCAAAATACCACCACTTGAGCGGAGAAATGACATGCCTCGCGGTAGTGGTAACAAAAGCGCGTTTACGTGGAATCGGTTTTACATCGAGAAAGATGATCCGAGTACGTGAGGTGAATAAATGCCGATTCAGCAACTTCCGCTTATGAAAGGTGTCGGCAAAGACTTTAGAAACGCCGACTATATCGACTATCTGCCAGTGAATATGTTGGCTACACCCAAAGAAATACTCAACAGCAGCGGATATCTTCGCTCATTCCCGGGCATTGCCAAACGTTCTGATGTGAACGGTGTATCGCGCGGTGTCGAGTACAACATGGCGCAGAGTGCTGTTTATCGCGTGTGTGGCGGCAAGCTGTACAAAGGCGAAAGCGAAGTCGGTGACGTCGCCGGAAGTGGTCGCGTATCAATGGCGCATGGTCGAACATCTCAGGCGGTAGGCGTTAATGGTCAACTGGTCGAGTATCGCTATGATGGCACGGTTAAAACAGTCTCAAACTGGCCTACAGACAGCGGATTCACTCAGTATGAGTTAGGTTCGGTTCGTGACATTACGCGCTTACGTGGGCGTTATGCGTGGTCAAAAGACGGAACTGATTCATGGTTCATCACTGACCTTGAAGACGAATCACATCCTGACCGCTACAGCGCACAATATCGTGCCGAGTCTCAGCCTGACGGTATCATCGGCATCGGAACATGGCGAGACTTCATTGTCTGCTTTGGTTCATCGACGATTGAATATTTTTCCATGACTGGTGCAACCACCGTTGGTGCCGCTTTGTATGTCGCACAGCCATCACTGATGGTGCAGAAAGGTATTGCCGGGACTTACTGCAAAACGCCGTTTGCTGATTCCTATGCGTTCATCAGCAATCCGGCAACAGGTGCGCCGTCTGTGTACATCATCGGTTCCGGTCAGGTATCACCAATCGCCAGCGCGAGCATTGAGAAAATACTACGCTCCTACACTGCTGATGAACTGGCTGATGGCGTGATGGAGTCTCTGCGATTTGATGCGCATGAGCTGCTGATTATCCACCTTCCTCGCCATGTTCTCGTGTACGACGCATCTTCAAGCGCCAATGGTCCGCAATGGTGCGTACTGAAAACAGGACTGTATGACGATGTGTACCGCGCTATCGACTTCATTTACGAAGGCAATCAGATAACGTGCGGCGATAAGCTGGAATCCGTGACCGGGAAACTGCAATTCGATATCAGCAGCCAGTATGACAAGCAGCAGGAACACCTGCTGTTTACTCCACTCTTCAAAGCAGATAACGCCAGATGCTTTGATCTGGAGGTGGAATCATCGACGGGTGTTGCTCAGTACGCTGACCGCCTTTTTCTCTCTGCAACCACTGACGGCATAAATTACGGTCGTGAGCAGATGATTGAGCAGAATGAACCGTTCGTTTACGACAAACGCGTTTTGTGGAAGAAAGTAGGGCGCATCAGGAAAAACATTGGTTTCAAATTGCGCGTTATCACGAAGTCACCTGTCACTCTGTCTGGCGCTCAGATAAGGATTGAGTAATGGCGGATTCGAATCTCAATGTTCCGGTAATCATTCAGGCTACACGGCTCGACACATCAGTCCTTCCACGCAATATCTTCTCGCAGTCGTATCTGCTTTACGTTATCGCACAGGGCACTGATGTTGGTAACGTGGCTAACAAAGCCAACGAGGCCGGACAGGGCGCTTATGATGCGCAGGTCAGGAACGATGAGCAGGATGTCACCCTTGCAGACCATGAATCCAGAATTGAAGCTGCTGAAGCAACTCTCATCAATCATGAACATAGAATTGCAGCAGCGGAAAGCACTCTTGCAGATCATGAAACAAGGATTACGGCTGCTGAAACAGAGCTGGCTGATCACGAGACGCGAATTGCTGCCAATGAATCTGAGTTAGCAAACCATGATGCGCGCATAACTCAGAATACAACCGATATCGACGCACTTGATACCAGGCTCACAGCGGCAGAGGGAAGTATTTCGACGCTACAAAGCACAGTTGGTGATCACTCAACAAGAATATCTGCGCTTGAGTATGCCACCACGCGCAAGAAATCAGAGGTTGTTTACTCAGGGGTATCGGTAACAATTCCGACAGCGCCTACCAACCTTGTTAGCCTGCTGAAAACGCTCACGCCGTCATCCGGCACGTTGGCACCATTCTTCGACACCGTTAACAACAAGATGGTTGTGTTCAACGAGAACAAAACCCTGTTCTTCAAGCTGTCGATTGTCGGGACGTGGCCCAGTGGAACCGCCAACAGGTCAATGCAGCTAACCTTTTCCGGCTCTGTTCCTGACACACTGGTAAGCAGTCGCAACTCGGCGACAACGACCGATAACATCCTGTTAGCTACGTTCTTCAGCGTGGATAAAGACGGCTTTCTTGCCACAAATGGCAGCACGTTAACCATTCAGTCGAATGGTGCGTCGTTTACTGCCACAACCATCAAGATAATCGCGGAGCAGTAATGATTCAGTTCAAACCAACGCGAAACATCGACCTGATAGAAGCCGTGGGAAATCACCCCGACATTATCACCGGGAGCAACAACGGTGATGGATACGACTACAAGCCTGAATGCCGTTACTTCGAGGTGAACGTGCACGGGCAGTTCGGCGGAATTGTTTACTATCAGGAGATTCAGCCGCTTACATTCGATTGCCACGCCATGTACCTGCCAGAGGTTCGTGGATTCAGCAAGGAAATCGGGATGGCGTTCTGGCGATACATTCTTACTAACACCACCGTTCAGTGCGTCACATCGTTCGCTGCACGCAAATTCCGCCACGGTCAGATGTACTGCGCAATGATTGGCCTTAAGCGTGTAGGAACCATCAAGAAATACTTCAAAGGCGTGGATGACGTGACGTTTTACAGCGCCACACGCGAAGAACTAATCGACTTCCTGAATCACGGGAGATAGCCATGTTATATGCATTTAAGCTGGGCAGAAAACTGCGCGGAGAGGAACCTTATTGCCCTGAAAAAGGCGGGAAAGGTGGCAGTTCTGATAAAAGTGCAAAGTATGCCGCAGAAGCTCAGAAGTATGCCGCAGACCTGCAAAATCAGCAGTGGCAGACGATCATGAAAAACCTTGCTCCGTTCACGCCTCTTGCGGAGCAGTATGTTAACCAGCTTCAGAACCTTTCCAGTTTAGAAGGTCAGGGGCAGGCACTTAATCAGTATTACAACTCTCAGCAGTATAAAGACCTTGCAGGTCAGGCTCGTTACCAGAGTCTGGCGGCAGCGGAAGCAACAGGTGGATTGGGTTCCACTGCAACCGGTAATCAGTTAGCAACAATCGCACCAACGCTTGGTCAGCAATGGCTATCTGGTCAGATGAACAACTACCAGAATCTGGCAAATATTGGTCTTGGCGCACTGCAAGGTCAGGCAAACGCCGGGCAGACATATGCCAACAATATGAGTCAGATTTCGCAGCAAAGTGCGGCTCTTGCAGCGGCAAATGCCAACAGACCATCAGCAATGCAATCTGCTATTGGCGGAGGTGCGTCTGGTGCTATTGCTGGGGCCGGACTTGCGAAATTAATTGGTTCATCAACTCCGTGGGGGGCTGCGATCGGCGGCGGTCTTGGTCTGCTTGGCTCGTTGTTTTAAGGGGTAATCAATGGCTACGTGGCAACAGGGTATTAATTCTGGTGGTTTTCTGGCTGGAATTGGTGCGCAAAATGAGAATGCGCCAAAGGCAAGCGACATTAACGCAACGCTTGGTCTGATTCGCGAAAACAATGAACTGGCTCGCTCAGGTGCAAATAACGTTGGTCTGACCGCGTTACGTGGTCTGGCTGGAGTTGCTGATATTTACAATCAGGAACAGCAACAGAAAGCTATTAGTGCGTTCAATAAGGTTCACGCTGATGCATGGGCTTCTGGTGATCCATCGGGACTATTTAAGTTTGCCCGGGAAAATCCAGCGTTTGTTGCACAGGCACAACAGGCGTTTTCCGGTCTTAATGAGCAGCAACGCAACGATATGGGCGATTTAGCCATGAGGGCTAACGTCGCTCTTTCTCAGGGACCGGAAGCCTACAGTAAATTCATTACTGACAACAAGGACAGGTTAAATCGCGTTGGTGCTAATGCTGACTGGATGATTCAGACAGGTATCCAGAATCCAGAGCAGCTATCACACATGCTGACTACTATGACGCTAGGGGCTGTTGGTCCGGATAAAATGCTGGATTATCAGGATAAGATGGTTGGTCGCCAACTTGAGAAAGGGCGATTGGATGAAAGCATCCGTCAGGCTGACATGGAGAACGCGAGAGGATGGGCAAATATCCAAAACGCTCAACTAGACAGGGCTCAGCGGGCACAAATGCATAATGATAACGTAGCCCTGAAGTTGCAGGAATTAGGGATGAAACAACAGGAAAGCGGAAAGATTGACCCAAAACTTGTTCGAGATCTGAATAGTGATATTAATGGGTTCTCAAAGAATTATTCTGCAATGCGCAGTGCTTCTGACAACCTACAAGCCCTTGGGAAGCGCAACACTCCAGCCGCGCAGTTGGGAATGATTTTCAACTATATGAAATCGCTGGATCCGCAATCTGTGGTACGCGAAGGTGAGCAAGTGCAGGTAAAACGCACTGATGGAATATTTGGCACACTTGGTAACTATGTTAGCCAATTATCTAACGGCAAGATGCTGAATAATGAGCAAGTCCAAGACTTAATCAACACCTCAAAACTGATGGCAAATACTGAAGGCGAAAAGTTTAACCAGCAAATGGATGATTATCTTTCAACTTATGGAGATTCTCTCCCCAGCGGACTAACTAAGCAATTGCAATCCAGAAAAGCCAAGCTGTATGAAGATATTCAGCAGCCTGCGCAACAACAGAGCAATAACCAACAACCGACAAATACCCAACAGCAGCAGAGTCAATCCGGATCATATACCTCAAAATCAGGCATTCAATTTACGGTGGAATGATGAAAGTAACTGCAAACGGAAAGACATTTACCTTCCCTGATGGTACGAGCACGGAAGATATTGGCACCGCCATTGATGAGTATTTTGCTGGTCAGGCTGTTCAGCAACAAACAGTTAATCAGGCCAATAATGAACCAGCGCGTGAAGAACCATCATTGATGCAACAAGCTGGCGATTGGCTCACTGGTGGTCAAAGTGCAGGGCAAATTGCAGAACAGGCTGGTCGTGGTCTGGTAAACATACCATTTGACGTATTGCAGGGTGGCGCAAGTCTGATTAATGCAATCAGTCAGGGGCTTGGTGGGCCAAAAGTATTGGATGATGTCTATCGTCCAGTCGATCGACCGACAGACCCTTACGCGCAAGCCGGTGAAACAATTGGTGGGTATCTCCTGCCAATTGGCACAGCGGCAAAAGCTGCTGGAGCGCCAGCAAAGCTCGCTGGAGATATCGGTTCCGCAGGAAACATGATTGCAGGTTCTCTTGCTGATGCTGCAAATCAGGAGGGCGATTTTGCACAAAATGCTGCCATTAACGGTGGTATCAATATTGGTGCTCAAGGCGTTCTTTCAGGTGTCGGGCGCGTTATTGCGCCAAGGGTTTCACAGGCTCTTGGTGGTGCAGCACTGAATTCTGCTAATGATGTTTCCAGGATGGCAAAGTCAGGTGCTGGGCGTCAGTCAATTGCCAGTCAGGCCGCTAATGTGTCCGAAGATGTAGCAAAAGCGGCTGAGTCTGCTGGAATTGATATAAACGCATTAACACCAGGAATGCGATCTGGAAGTCGTGGAATTGCACAAGCCGAAGGCGCATTGGCATCAACACCAGGAATCGTTCAGGACGCCCATCAGGCAGCATTTAACGAAATATCATCAAAGTTAAGTCGAAACCTTGATGAATTTGGGGCCGCATCTGGAACGGCATCAGAAAAAAGTGCGGCTATAAAACAAAGGATTCTTCAAAATCTTGATCAGATGAAGGATGCCGAGCGCGCGGCATGGGATGACGTGCGGTCAACAATGCCAAATCAAAAATCAAGAATGCTAAATGGTAATGCCGTTATTCAGGCAGAGCGATCTGCTGGCATACCGCTTACTCCTGAAATGAAACAGTTTGTTCAGGCAAACAATCAAGGTGGAGTAACATTTGATGGCATGAAAGCATGGAGAGCGAAATTTGCTGATGCGGAGCAAAAATATAAGCGTAGCGGAGAGGCAAATGCGGCAAGGAGAGCAGGGGAAATACGCCGGGCAATTACTGATGATATGCGCACAATGGCGGAAAACGGCGGATTTCTTGATGACTGGCAAAAAGCTAATGATCTGTCTAAAGCGAGGTTATCAGCACAAGAGAGTGCAGAGTCTGTTTTCGGGCGTGATTTGGCAACAGATGCACTGATTACGAATGGAGTAAAATCCCTTCAATCATCGTCAGCTAAAGGTCTTAATGGTCCTGCTGGATTCCATTCTATGATCCGCGCGCTGCCAGAATCAGAGCGTGTTCCTGCTATATCATCAATGTTGCAAGATGCTATCTCGCATGGTGTACGTGGTGGCAAAGCTGATGCAGCAGGAATTAACCATATCGCAGAGATACTCACTCCACAAAATGTAAAAGCCATTAGCCGATATTCCTCAGAGCTTGGAAGAATTGCAGATGCATATGGCACTCTTGCAAGAGCAGCAGTGAAACCTCAGCAGTATATTGAAAGAACAGGGAGAACTGCCAATGTACTACGCGATCTGGATGCTGGTTTATCCAACGTCACATCAACAGTGTTAAATGCAATTGCTAACTCAACATCAGGTGCCATTGTTGGTGGAGCAGGAGGGGGCATTGCAGGCGCTGCCGCAGGTGCTTTAGTTGGCGCTGGGTTAAAAGGCGCTGTATCTAAAATTGCCACCACACGTAGTGGTCGATATGCGATAGAGAAAGCTGTTCAGGAAGCCACCAAAGCAGTAAGAGCAGGCGGAAGCAAAGAAGCATTACTGGCGGCGGAACGCAGATTTATGGCAAATAAGGCCGCCGTAAAAGCAATACGTGATACAGTCGGAAACGAAGAGTTTCAGCGCTTAGCGAGGGCTGGTATTGTGGCATCGCTAAGCGGAATGGCACGGGAGTAATTAATCATCCATGGATGGATTGAGCTTATCTCGTGTTGATGTGGCGGTTTTCCCTACATTCCTAAGCCAAGCTTTCAAATCCTTGATATTGTCATTGATTTCATGAATATCTTCCTTTTTTAATCTGTCAATATTATTTTCAATAATTTCAATGGATTGCTCAATATCAGATATAGTGAATGATAGTTTGCTCTTCTCATCTGTTATTGAGTTTTTAAGTACTTCGTTCTCAGTCTTGAGGTCAGATATCTTTTGCTTTAAAGATGCCAGTTGGCACTGAACCACAATGAGTGCGATAGCTATCACGACAAATGTTGCATACACGCTAACCACCTTGGTTTTATCTACTTGAGGACTAATCCGTTAAGTGCATCAAGGATTTTAGATACGTAACTACCGAAAATGTAGGTGCAAAAAGCAAAAACAACCGTGACGACAGCACCGATAGCCTTAATGGTTGTTTTCATTGTGGTGATACTAGTTTCAATACTGCTAAGCCTGGTGTCAATTGACTTCACGTCTTTTTGAATGATCTCAATGTCACGCTTGATATAGCTGACATCAGACTCTAACTTTGCGACCCTTGATTCCATGCCATCACCTCCTTCGCCTCCAGACCTGTTCTTATCCTTTGTGTTCTCAGGATGGATACGAGATATGTTTTTTTCACTAATTGATGTTTCAATTATATCAAGCATCTTTCACATGACTCACGGAAAAGTAGGCTTGCGCAGAATGCACTAGAGTGTTGTCTTTGCTGATGGATACTCGAATTAAGTAATCCCCGTCAGCATCAAGTTTGCATTTATCGAAATGCATAGACATCGATGTTGCCAAGGTGTTCCTGATCTCATTGTGTCCTTTTGCCTTAATCCATACGCCTTTATCACCGCTTACACTGATTTCTAACTCATTCTCGATTCTATAGAGACAAGCTGAAACCCAATATGGTGTATCATGAATTAAACCGAGAAAGTGAACCTGAAAATCAAGGTCAGTAGTCACAGGTAACTCATCTGTCTCCATGATTAACATGGGTGATTTTTCATCATTTTCAGACTTATGGTAAGGAAAAAGGAATGCTATTTTTTCAGTGTTCATTTCCCATCCCTTAAACGTTTAAGTACATTGATGGTTACATCAAGAGCCTCTTGCTCTGACTTTGCCAGTTGCTGACTGCTTAATGGTATAACCTGCTCTTTATGCATTTTTATCCACAACTGGATAGCAGCAATAATCTCAGCATTGATAGAGCGTCGATTAGTGGCAGCAATATGCGTAAGTTGCTGTTTTATCTCATCTGGCATTCTTACGTTGAATTGCGGATCATTTCTAGCCACGTCATTCTCCTTTTATTTATTGACATGCTAGAACGGTAGTAGTACGCTTTCAATAGTAGTACGGTGCTATCATTTGATGAAATGGAGGTGAATATGCAAGGTGCAAGAAAAATGCCGCAGTTCAATTTGCGGTGGCCTAAAGAAGTATTGGATTTGGTACGCAAGGTGGCGGAAGAGAATGGTCGGTCTGTTAATTCTGAGATTTATCAGCGAGTAATGGAAAGCTTTAAGAAGGAAGGGCGCATTGGTGCGTAAAGTTGAAGCCCCAACTGCTGGAACAGTCAGGGCTTCGGTATCAACAAAACTTACGAGGTATTATTGATATGTCAAGCTTAGCAAAGTCAACTGTAAATTGCACTAATAGCATCATCATTTCTGACGTCAAGATTCATATGGATTCAGAGGGGCGTTACTCGCTTAATGACCTTCATGTAGCGTCTGGGAAGGAGGAAAAACATCAGCCAGCTTTCTTCATGCGTAGAAATGAAACTATTGAATTAATTAATGAAATTTTTAATTCTGCGGATATGCAGAATAAGAATCCCGTCCTTTCTAAGAAAGGTCGATATGGTGGAACCTACGTGTGCAAGGAGCTTGTTTACTCCTACGCCATGTGGATTAGTGCATCCTTTGCGCTGAAGGTTATCCGTGCATATGACGCAATGGTTACTGCCACACAAGATAGGAAGGCTATTGGAGGTAAAACTTCAGTAGCTGAACGCACACCGCTACGAGATGCAGTAAACATGCTGGTAGGAAAGAAAGGACTTCGCTATGACGATGCATACAATATGGTTCATCAGCGTTTTGGTATTGACAGCATTGATGAACTTTCAATTGAACAAATCCCGCTGGCCGTAGAGTACATCCACAGGGTAGTGCTTGAAGGTGAGTTCATTGGCAAACAAGAGAAGAAAACCAACGAGCTTTCTGCAAAAGAAGCAAACAGCCTTGTATGGTTATGGGATTATGCCAACCGTTCACAGGCATTATTCCGCGAACTGTATCCGGCGCTAAAACAAATTCAATCGAACTATTCCGGCAGATGCTACGACTACGGTCATGAGTTCTCGTATGTTATCGGAATGGCGAGAGACGTTTTAATAAACCACACACGAGATGTTGATATTAATGAGCCAGACGGACCAACGAATCTTTCCGCATGGATGAGACTTAAGAATAAAGAATTACCTCCTTCAGTACATAACTACTGACAGATAACCAACGCAACGACCCAGCTTCGGCTGGGTTTTTTTATGCCCAAAATTCACCGTAGCCATGCTGCGGCGATTCCTTGTATCTGGAGCAAATTAAATGACAGATTCAATAAATGCCAATGTTGTAGTGAGCATGCCATCGCAACTCTTCACTATGGCTCGTTCTTTTAAAGCCGTAGCCAATGGCAAAATTTATATCGGTAAAATTGACACTGACCCGGTAAATCCTGAAAACCAGATTCAGGTTTATGTAGAGAACGAAGACGGCTCTCACGTTCCTGTTTCTCAACCAATCATCATTAACGCTGCTGGTTACCCAGTATATAACGGACAGATTGCCAAGTTTGTAACCGTGCAAGGCCATTCTATGGCTGTTTATGATGCGTATGGTGCACAGCAGTTTTATTTTCCTAATGTGCTGAAGTATGACCCTGATCAGTTTGGTCCAGACTTCAAAGAGCAGTTATCTCAATCAGGGGAATACATTAATGATGATTCAAAAGGTGATGCATTAATTGGCGTAAGACAGCCCGTTGCCGGGTCGGTAGCTATCACACAGCATGATAAAAACGCACAAATAATCAACTTAAAAGATTTTGGTGCTAAGTGCGATGGTGTAACTGATGACACAGTGGCAATTCAGGCTGCTGTAGCTGCTGCGCATACTGGTGTCCGTATAGTTCAACCTGCAGGGGTTTGCCTTACATCTCAGCCGTTGTCATTCACTAGTCCTGCATTTTGGTATGGAGATGATGGCGCTCGCATTAAGCTCATTAGTGGCAGTCATGACTATGTTATGGAAATTGATCTTCGCGGGCCTAGTGGTTCGTTCTGGGGTTATGGGTCACATATTGAAAACATTATCTTTGATGGTGGTGGTCACGCAAAAGATGGCCTTTCATTGCGTGGTGTTATCGGAGGTATATTCAAAAATATTCGTGGGACAAATATATCAAGGACCGCTATTCATGAATGGTGGACCCAACTTTGCCACTATGAAAATATTCAATGCAGTAATAATATTGAAGCATTCCAAACAACCCCTATTCACGGAATCTTATCTGATTGTGAGTTTGGAACTGGTAATGATCGTGGGTCTTCTGCAAATACTTACATGAATACCACTATTGAACATACCTCTGGTAGTGGGATTTGTGGGGTGTTTATGTCTAATTGTACATTTATAAATGGCACATCAGAAGGTAACGATATTGGCATTGAGTTTGGTCACGCTACTGATGATAGAAACCAATCAGTTGGGAATTCAGTTATTGGCATGGATCTTGAAGTTAATTCTTTAACTGATGTGTTATTACATAAAACAACATATGCAAATGACTTTATTGGTCTAAAAGCTGGTTATTCATCTCCAGCCATTCAGGTGCAAGGCTCATATGCTAATAGCTTTATTGGTGGAGTAAGCAGTGGTATAGATTTTGACTCATCATCGCATGATAATAAAGTAATAGGTATGAATCTTTTAGGCAACGATTCTATCATCGTAGATAACGGGTTAAGAAATTCATATGAGAATATTTTCAATATTTCATCTGGAGCTAAAAAAGAAAGCACTAACCCTTATCCATCGCGTAGCAACAATATAATTTCATCAAATGGTACTGTGCAAATTAACCCATTTTTATCATCATACTGTGTTGTGTCGGCTACTGGTTCACCAATTAATGTTACGTCTGTAGCAAAAAAATTAGACGGTGCGACTATTGATATGACTATTCATAACATTTCTGGATCTGATGAATTAATAGTAAACTGGTCTTCTGACTTCAGAGTTTCTGGATGGACAAGCCCGGCAACAGGGCGCCACCGGTCTATAAGATTTGCTTATGATGCAAACTACGGATACTGGACTGCTATATCTATGAGTCAGTCAGATATTCTGAACTAAGATTTATGCTGTGGGGGGGATTATTCCCCCTGTTTTACTTTCCTCATATCCACCAGTTTACCAGGGATGCTCATAAATATCTTATTTCTAATCTTGTTAGTAAGTATCACTTCAATATATTTATGCGAAAGAAATGCAATAAAAATTGATAAAATTAGTAAAATAGTGAACCCGTATACATTGTGCATCACACCTGGATTATTAGCCTCAACCTGCCATGAAATGTAACTACCTACCTGGTTATGAAGCAGATACCATGAGAAGGAAATATCACCAAGCATTACAAAAAATGATGGTGTAATTTTTGTTATAACTTCATCATTTATTACGAACGCCACTAAGAGGAAGTATGCAATGATGCCTGTCTTTAAATTATAACCTTCAATAGAACCATTGAAGACTGCAGTCATAAAAATTAATGCCGATATAGCAGTGAATGAGTATTTTAATCTATTGCTCCATGATTTTGCTGAACGCACTGTGTGCCCAGCAAGGATGCCTAAAGCAAATTCAATTACTATCGGATTTGTTAAAAAGCTAAGTTCTGGAGTACCAGTTTTATAACCTGAAGTGGATAATGTTACATTTCCAGTCAACATATATCCTACAAGGATAGTTGTCATTATCCATACGACTATGCCAGAGGTTCTTTTATTGAATAATAAACAAAGTGCGAATACAAGATAGAAGTATAATTCATAGTTAAGCGTCCATCTAATAACAAATATACCACCAGCATCAACATACAAAGGAGGGTACGCATCCGTAAAAGGAGAGAATGTTAAAGCACTCAGTAAGTTTTCCACCTTAGCTTGGTCAACGAAGATTCCAACTTCCCATGTAAAGTAGAAAGCTGTAAAGAGAGCAATAAAATATGTAGGAAAAATCCTTGTGAGTCTTTCTACGGAAAAGAATATAGCAGACTTTATACCAGATGGCTTACGGCTAGTGATATGCATCATAATAAAACCACTTATTACGAAGAACAAATCAACACCAGCAGAACCCCAAGATAAATATTTATTAGGGATAGTTAAATCTCCATACAATGGTGATAACCAAAATCTGTAGTGAAAAAGAACTACAGACAATGCAGCTAATCCTCTAAGTATCTGTACTGAGCTAAGTTTATTGTTCATTATTAAACCGATCACTTTCTGTAAATGTCATTCACATGATTATGCGATAAAATCCATAGTAATCCATTATAAATTTTTCTATATGAAACATAAGAAAAATTCACTGAGTTGTTGAATTGATACATCTCATCTTTCAACGACAATGTCTACAAAACACACAAAGCTTTGCACTGGATTGCAATGATTTGTGTCATTCGATAGTTAATGTGGATCACTCCACCTTTTCATCAAGCCAGTCCGCCCACCATTGCATCATTTCTCTGCGCTTATCGAGATACTGAGCATGGTTGTAAATCCCGCGCACAGAACCGCCGTTGGCATGTGCCAGCTGCACTTCAATAGCGTCAGCAGGCCATTCGTGCTCGTTCATAATCGTGCTGAATTCATGCCTGAATCCGTGACCGCTTTCCAGACCTTCATAGCCGATTTGTTTGATCACAAGCAATACCGCGTTCTCGCAGATTGGCTTCTTCTTATCGTTGCGCCCGGCAAAAACAAACTCTGAGACTGGTTTGGTGATTGAGCTTAGCGTAGTGAGAAGTTCAACTACCTGGTCTGACATAGGAACCACATGAATTTTGCGTCCCTTCATCACGCTGGCGTCGATGGTGATAATCCTGTTTTCAAAATCGACGTTCTTCCATAGCATAGAACGAAGCTCTTTCGTTCTTAGGGCTGTGTAGCGTAAAACTTTGGTCGCAATGAGCGATACGATACTTCCTGAAAATGTTGCCAGTGCTTTGTTGAATGCCGGGATCTGGTCTGCAGGAAGAAACGGGAAGTTCTTCTTGCGGTATCCTTTCATGGCGTCAGCAAGGTCAGGTGCCGGGTTATATTTAGCCCTGCCGGTGACAATAGCGTAACGGAAAACCTCGCCGCATCTTCTGCGGGCTTTATTGGCTCGTTCCATTGCACCGCGATCTTCAAATCTGCGGATTACTTCCAGCAGTTGCATTGGCTCAATATCCTGAATTTCAAGGCCGCCGATGATAGGTAAAATGTCGTCATCAAACATTTTTGCAAGTTCAGTCGCATACCCTACTGACCATACTTGCTTCTTGTGCTCGTACCATTCCTTGTAAATCGCACTAAAGGAATTGTTGTTAGACGAAGCCTTTTTCGCCTTTACCGGATCGATGCCAACCGAGATGTCTTTCCTCGCGGTCCATGCCTTATCCCTTGCCTCCTGCAAAGTCATAAGCGGATATTTTCCTACGGTCAGTATTTTTTCCTTACCGTCAATCTTGTAGCGAAGCTGCCATACCTTTTTCCCGGATACAGGGACATAAAGGTACAGGCCATTACCATCGAGAAGGCGGTATGGTTTTTCTTTCGGCTTTGCTGCTTCAATCTGCTTAACGGTGAGCAT